ACTAGATCCATTAGTAGACCCGCTACTTCCAGCTGAGCCACTAGATCCAGAACTTCCACTAGAGCCAGAACTTCCACTAGAGCCACTAGAGCCAGAGCTTCCACTAGTTCCAGATGTTCCACTAGAACCAGAACTTCCACTAGAACCACTAGAACCAGAACTTCCACTAGATCCATTAGTCAACCCGCTACTTCCAGCTGAACCACTAGATCCAGCTGTTCCACTAGTTCCAGCTGTTCCACTAGAGCCAGATGATCCACTAGAGCCAGATGATCCACTAGCGCCAGTACCTCCACTAGAGCCAGAGCTTCCACTAGAACCAGATGATCCACTCGTCCCACTACTTCCAGCAGTCCCGCTCGTTCCGGCTGGTCCTATTGGGCCTACGATATAAGCTTCAACTGTTTGACTACCTATAGTCAACCTTAAGTCATTACTTCTTTTATCAATAAATTGAGCCATATTATATATTCAAGAAAGTTGAAGTTATGGAGACTCTACCTCCAGTTCGCCCACTAGCAGAAATAATATCCCCGCTACTTAAAATAAATTTTTCAGAAGGAAAATGGAAAGTATCTCCAGAAAGCATTAATAGATTACTTAAAATTGTATTTTTATTACTCGCCGCTTCACCAGTAGCTCTAACATAAATATTAAGTATTTCATCACTGGGACTGAAGTTACAAAGATAAATACCTACGCTAACAGGGCTAGTAGAACTAGTGCCAGATATGACATTTATCAAACTAGATGTTATTATTTCATTCTTTATAGCCATATGTATATTGTATTTACACTCATCCGAATACTAAAGCATATATAATAGCTTGATTAGCGCTTATCCCACCACCACCACCACCTGTAAAGTCTAACGTTACCGTGTCTCCGAATCTTCTAACTTCTATTTCTGTTCCGGTGACTGGCGCTGAGGCAAATAAAAGGCCGCTGTAAGCCACCCCAACCAGATGTGTCGTTATAGTATAATGCTGTACTGGATCTTGTAGTAAGCCGTCAAGAGATACCAGAACAGAGGCCGCTCTTATTTGATCGGTACTGCCGTTAATTCCAGTATGAATACCAGAATTTAATCCAAATAAAACTTTAACACCATCACCAGTAAATATTTGGGACGCAGAATTAGTGTCTAACCCCCCGGAGATAATAATGCCTCCGCCTCCGCCAGCCGCAGCCTCTCCAACCAACAAAACACCAGTCCCATTTACGGTCGGCCTTCCCCCGAGTCCAGACCCCAAGAAGTTTAATCCACTTATAAATCCGGTGGCTTGAATATTTCCAAAAAATTTCTCCGAGCCTTGTCTAACGTCAAAATTACCCAAGTTGATGCTTCCGTCGCTATTAGTTATTTTTATAGAAGCTACCTGCGGAGCAGTTAATCTGCCTTCGACTGGAATAATAACGGTTATTTGTGAGTCATTTACTATAGTAAATTGTCCAGATACAATTTCGTTATCTAAACTAACAAAATCTACCCTAGATGTAGAACTAAATGTCGAGCCGTTTAGGGTAATTACGTCTCCAGCTACTCCGCCAGTAGGGAAAATAGCTGAAGAGCTTTCAGATAGTATTTTGAAGAAATTACTAGTGTCTGTAGTATAATTTTTAGACCTAAACCTTAGCCGTCCAGACGATTGAGTAAAATCAGCTGGGACAGTAAACTTTATTCTACCGAAATTGATAGGTTTCTCAACATCGTAGAAAAGACACTCGTATCCAAATGGAACAGAAGAGGCAGACTCAGTAGATCCACTGAATAAAGACACCCCAGTTATAGCTCGCAAGCTCGTCCCACTGACAATCACTGTAGAATCTAATTGTCCAATTTTGGGTGAAAAACCACTGATAGTAGCCTGCTTTTCATTAATAGTGACTGTAGTATTGAATGCAGAAAGGATTTTGGAGTTTAAATAATTTTTAGTAAAACCTGAATCAAAAAAGTTACCACTATTATGTGTCATGTAATAGGGAACTGCTGGCCCCAAAGATCCAATGTCGGAAATATTTATTAAAAACGCCCGCCCAGTGCCAGCGAACTCAGCATTTATTTGCCCTGAGAAGTTGAGATTCCCGCCAACCAACTCAAACCCCGAAATATTATAATTTAGAAACTCGACTTCAGGAATAGAGCTTCCGTATCTTAATCCAGTAATTGCCAACCTTACGTTTGTATTTAGTCTTGCCCTCAATAAAGGGTCTCCGACCAAGTTTCCGGTTTCAGGAGACTCTCCAGAAAGGGAGAGCGTATTTATTCCCGTAACTTTAAAAGAGTCCCCTTCAATAAACACTGTTTTAGACAAACCATTAATTTGTGGGAGTAAAATTGAAGGATTAAGCTCTCTGACTTGAAAGACTCCGTTTCTAGATCCAGAAATGAAAATCCTTTCATTCAACCCAGCCTCCATTCTTCCAGTAATGAAAGAATCACTTACGACATTCTGTAACGCGGCGAGAAGTTTCCCATTTTCATACCCAGTTCCAAAAAATACCTTGACGTTCGACTGCGAAAACCCAGATCCGCTTATACGGAACGTGTCCCCAGATACTCCCGTAAACGAAAAGTTATCCGCTAAGTCAGTGGGGGTAGGCCCTACGTCACCAGATTCGAAAACCCCGCTAACATCAAAAAGCTGACCTCCCTTATTTTCAAACTTGGTTAAAGTAAGCGATGAATCGTTTGAAGCAGAGATTAATTTTACGAAGTTCCCCCCAGACACCTGAGTAGGGCTAATAAATTTTATGTGATACTCTCCAGTGAAGAAAGTAGGATCATGATGGATCGTAAACTTGCCAAGGCCTAGACTGTCTGAAATAGAAACGCTCTTTTCTAAACCGTTCAATCCAGAAAAACTTAACCTTACAATTGAATCTAGGTTCTTTCCGGTCAATATGACTTCTGTGCCAACTATAGCTGGCTGGGGGGAAAATCCACTGCCTATAGACGCTGGGTATGTAAGTAGTAAATCTTTTTCGGAAATCGTAGTTCCGCCCGTGGCAATCAATACTAAGCGGCCACCACCAGCCCCACTATTTATCATCTTCCTAGTTACTTGAAAATTAATTCCAGTTGTTCCAATTATATTAAAACTGTCTATAGAGCTTCCGTTATTCGTCATCTTTAATGATGAAACATTTATAAACCCTAATCCACTTATAGTAACAGTTTCATCAAATGATGCCTCGGTAGGAGTAAACCCACTTATGTAAGGCGGACCGATCAATTTAAACGGAACCATTCCATACACATTTCCAGTAGCGGGTTCTGATGAAAACCTATTCTTAAAAGTAAGAAATCCTGTTACAAACTCTACCGGAGGCGAGGTGTCCGAGGAAAAGTGATCTAGTAAAGTCCCTCCGTTAATCTTAACTACAGAAGAGTTATAACCACTATCACCATCAAAGGAAGTTCCTAATACGTTTAGCTGACCCGTGGTTGCTATTTTTATTGACGAGCCATCGTATAAACCTGTTCCATAAAAACGTATAAAGTCACCAATAACACCACTCAGCGGAGAAAATCCACTTATTTCAGGCTTCGTTGCAAAGTAAAACGTATTTACATCTTTTTGAGAAAACTCTTTAGAAACGTTACTCGAATCAGAAAGTATTATGTTATACCGCCCCTCTGTCAGCTTATCTGAAGAAGGCGAGCCTTCAATTTGAAATCCAGTCCCCGTTAAACCATTCACGCTCAGTCCATAAAGGAACTCTCCATTCCCGTCCTGCTCTGATATTTCAAAGACCTCAAACCCCACCTTCCGACCACTCGGAATTATAAACCTTTGATCCGTCCTTGTATTTTTTAAAATTACGCCGGTGATATCCTCGAGAGATGGACCTTTTGAAAAGAACGAGACCGAGCCGGTCTCAGGCAGAGTAGAGATTAAGGCGAAGCTGGACCCACTCATCTTAAAATTATATGAGGAAACGTAGTCTCCACCTTCTAGACTTTTTATGAGACTAAGGGCTCCTTTTTTAGCCCGATCCGGGACAAGCCCAGTTAATGACCCGGAGACGAAATGAAACAATCCTGTAGCATTCACTCCGTTAAACCTCACTAAGAACCTGTTGTCGTTGTATGGGGAATATAAAATTTCAGGAATTATTCCAGTACCCAGCAAACTAGTCGCCTGCCCTGTTACTCCGGTAGCTGGCGACTGACCAGTAATGATTGGTACCGCCTCAAAATTAAAATCCGTAGTAGAAAAAGTCCCCGTATACCCAGAAACAGAAATCGGCCCCTGGATATTTCCGCTCGGAATTTTCGCAGTTATTTTAAAATTTGAATCTATAGTGTAACTGGCCAGAGTTTGATTAAACCTAACTCCAGTTACGTGATTAAAGGCGGCTCCTAATATTTCTATATTCTGACCTATTATTCCGGTATATTGGTTCAATCCGGTTATTTTCGGGTAAGGGTAGAATGCAAAAGCCCCCGACCCGGTAACATTACGTCGAACCACTCTTAGAATGCCGCTCTCTGCGTCATCTGGCACTAAGCAGTCACTTAGCGTTTTAGACCCGGCTTGGTTAAAAGTCTTAAATTCAGAGCCGCCTAAAAACACTCTATCCACCCCATAAAAACTCGCCCCATATATATCAATTAAGGACCCTATATGTTGTGGATTTGGTGACGCGCCAGTTACCAAAGGAATTGGCACAGTCCAATTTATACCAGACACATTTATTCCCGCGCCATTGCCCACTAAAGTAAGAATATCTCCTGGAGAATGAAATCCAGGAGCAAGTATAACTATCTCGACCTTTCCGTCGGAGCCAACCAGCTTCGTAAAAGTAGTCTCATCTGTATCTATAAATCTAGATACGAAGTCTCCAGAACTTAGGAACGGCTCTGTTAAATGATAAAAAAAATCTCCTATCCGTAAAGTATATATCTCATCTAAATTACTCCCAGAAATCTTAATTAACGTATTTGACCCATACTCAGAATAAGTAGAGCCGTTAACGCTTGGTGTATTTTTCGCCGTATTCGACTGACGAATCGTAATCTCACTATTAATGATTTGATCTTCTGAAGTAGAAATATTTTTTTCAGTGATTATCCCTGAAATGTGGAACGTATCTACTAAACTTCCGGTGAAATTTCTAAGACCAATTCTCACCCCGGCTTTCTGCCCAGAAAAAGGCATCTTTCCGGTAATCTTATCCGTATTTAACTTCAAAGTAGAAGTTTTCATTCCGATATTTATTTCTGTCGGAGCGATTTGGCCAACGCCAGAATCAATTTTATAAATCGGTTTTATTTGATTTTGAAAACTATAATCGAAATTAAAAATTATCGCGTCAGAACCAAGGACTTCTGGAGAGAGATTCTCAAAAGAAGTATTATAATGGTTAAAAACGTCTACAGAAGGAGCCGGTTTAAAGACTGGCTTAAAAGCCCCACTCAGTTCGTTAAAAAAAGAAATCTCTGCGTTTACAAGAATTGGCGAATTAGGCCTAGCGCTTATAGAGTAAGATGAGACCTTACCTTTTTCAAAAAATAGACCCCCAACGTTTCCAGAGACATCAGACAAATCGTCTGAGAAGAAGTCTCTGATCAAATCCTCCCCGGTTAAATAATAAGATATTCTTAAAGCACCATTAATTCCACCTCTAGGAGCGTAACTCTCAACAAACTTACCGTGCAATAGATAACTTGCGTCTAAGTCGGCAGAAGATTGTAGGTTTAAACTTTGACAAAAATATTCTTGAGATTTAGTTACGACTGGGATCCCGCTCACCCCAGTAGCTCTCATCTTCGACAGATTTACGTCTATATTTTTGTAACTATAAATCATTTTTTAATAAAATTTTGAGAAAGAGACTTTTGATAAAAGGAAACTGTCAGTAGAAACTGATACATCAGATTGCTTCACCCTAAACCCTGAAAGGCTAATCTCCTTAGCGTTCGTAACATTTTGGTCGCAAGTAAATTTAATTCCATAAATTTTAACTGTTTCATTTTCGCTAGAATTAAAAAGCGCAATGGCGGCCGAGTCTCCAGAGAATGTTAGATTGTGGTAGTTTTCTCTTTCTATAGTAATCTCTTCTGACGCCCCTAAAAGCTTAACTTCTCTAGGCTGCCTTTGTCCGATAGTGTAAATCGGCTGCCATTGACACGAGAACGAGTAATCAAAACTTAAACTCTTATTCGCCGCGAAATTCCCAGTACTTGTAATAAAAACATATAAGCCTAATTGTTCTCCATTGCTTTTATTATATACTATAGAATTATTTTTCTCAATAAAATCCCCAGACACTCCCCCATACCCCAAGTAATCCACAGTCGCGTTAAGAACATTATTGGGGGTGGCTTTTATGGAATATTTATTTAAATAATATTGCCCGGTTATTCCGCCGACGACTACAGTCCTTGGTGTATAAATTTCGTCTTTCGAGAAAAAATCTTTTATTTCCTGGACTATCGCGAAATTGGGCTCATTATCCGTTTCAAGATAGTAGCTTATCTGGAGATTAGAAGTTATATCATTAGTCAAGGTCTGTGTCAATACGCCACGCTTACCAATAACCTTAATTGGGGTTAAGGAGTTAGAATTTGACAAAGACACTTGATTAGCCATGATACCAGTTCCGGCTATTGACACTTCGCATTGATCAAAATAAATCATCCTTTTACCTTATTAACCTTTTACACTTATCTATTTATAAAACCTCTATATTCTATTGACATAGTTGATACTCCTTCTACGTTTGAAGAATAAGCTTCAGATATCTTTGTCATGTTTTTAAACTCATAATTAGATATAACCGCGCTTGATTCGAAGTCTTTTACTTGAATACTTAGGTTTCTAACGTCCCTATTGCATGGGAAGTTGGACATTTTTATCCCCGAATAGTCGTCTACCTCAAACTGAAACTTTACAGAAGTGTCAAATGGGTATTGGCTTCTAATATCAAGAGGTGCTCCAGAGCCTAAAATATAAATAGGAAATCTATTACATGCTATCCCTATATCGAAAGAAGTAACTCTATTCGTATTAAACTCGTCAATATTTATTTCAATAGAGCGCGGGTCCGCTATTTTTAGCGGGAACGAAGAACTACTACCGGTTATTTGACTAGGAATGCCCACCGTATCTAAATTACCAGCATCTACATAGGCATTTATAGTGGCTGAGACCTCTATTGCGGCTCCGACGGAGCACTTTACGGCATAATTTGTCAAATATCCCGATTTAAAACTGTAATTTTTAGAAAAATCAGTCCTTGAGCGCAAAAGGTACCCGTCAAAGCCAAAGTCCCCAGTGTACTGTAAGAATACGTCATCTGTAATTAAAAACTGGCTAATTGTGAACTCTGCAATCTTTGGACCATTAGACACGTAACTCCCGCTTGTGAAACCTATATACCTTAATGGCAAAGTTGGCAAGTTGATAGTAGCTTGAACACTCTGAACCCCGAAGACCTGCCCGGTATTTATAAAGAAGTGTTGCTCCTCCCTTGTTATTTTTCCTAAAGACATTTTATATTTTTACACTTATTTATATTATTAAAGGGAGTTTAAAACGTGTAAAATACAGAAAGGATAAAGGCATGGCAATTAACATTTTAAGAAAGACGCTTGACTGGGTCTCTGGAGCGACCTATCAAAAATACGATATAGTAAAATCCAATAATTTTACCTATTACGCTCTATCGAGTCACTCTGGAAGAACGGACCTTCCTAAAAACGATACAAATTTCTGGGGAGGAAGACTTATAGATCCATTTGGAAGTACCCTAAGTGAAACAAACTCCATCGAGAGACCTTATTTTTTCTTTCTCCCATCTTATGGCATAAGCACTAGCGTAGAGCCAAAGGTTAGATTGACTAAGTTTGGAGACGGATATGAACAGAGAATCCAAGACGGCATAAATAGCTCTTTATTAAAATTAAATATATCGTTCAGTTCAAGGAGCTCAATGGAGACCGCTGCTATTCTCAACTTCCTTAAAGAAAGAGCTGCCGTAGAATCTTTCCTATTCACACCTCCGGAGCCGTACGCATTATTAAGGAACTTCGTTTGCAGAAGCTGGGTTCATACGATAGTTTTTTTTGATAACAATGACATAACTACGACTTTTGAGCAAGTCCCATTCTAAATGCCTATTTACAATGACAACCGGGCAATTACCGTAGAGCAAGCTAAAACTAACTCTAAGATAATAAATGCAGAGCTTCCCAAGACGAACCCCGCTGGAATTATTGACTTTTTTGAAATAGACCTAGAAGATATCTTGTTCGATAATCTTCTTTTAGCAACTAAAATATTCAACACCCCCGCTAGCTCAGCAGATTCAGAAAGAGTTTTCCGATTTCATAACTGTTTAAATTTCACCACGAAAACAATCCTTTTTCAGGGAAAAGCTTATCACGCAGCCCCGATAATTATACAAGATATAGAATATACTACTAAAGGGTCAATGCCTAGGCCAAAACTGTCCATCACAGCAAACGCCAGAGCTTCACAAGCGATGGCTTTATTAAAAGCTAAAATTTTAGAACTAGGAGATCTTACAAAAGGCAAGCTTATTAGAAGAAGAACTTTTACTAAATTCATTGACAAGGAAAATTCCAAAGAGTTATTGAGTCAGATTCTCAATCACGAGGAAAATCCAAAAGCGATATTAAGATTAGATATTTTTTATTTTTTTAGAAAAACAGCCGAAACAGAAACTTATTTAGAGTTTGAACTAGCTTCAACTCTTGATATAGATAACACGGGGCTCCCAAACAGGATCGTTTTACAAGATAAATGTGTCTGGCAGTATAGAGGAGAAGGTTGCTGCTACGACACGAATCTAAAAAAGAACATACATGGCTTTACAAGCCCCGGACCTCCTAGCGCCGCAATACACCCCGACGCCAAACCAGTCGCTGATGCAAACAATATGCGATTCGAAAAGATTCCAGAAGCAACGGAGTCCTACCTCCCCGATAAGATAAAACTTAGCAATAAAGGCTTATGGACCAAAAATTCTAAGTACCTCGTTGGACAATACATTTTTATTGTTAAAAATGATATAAGATATTATTTTGTATGCAAGGCAGAGCATACAAACGTCGCACCTCCCAACTCTTCTTATTGGGGGGCAGACCAGTGCGACAAAAGTATTCGTGGGTGCAAACTAAGATTCAATCAAAAGAAAGGTCTACCTTTTGGGGGCTTTGCTGCGGTAAGGAAGGCGGCATCTGTTTAATATGATTAAAGATAAAATCAAAAAACAAATAAAGGAATATGCCTTAAAAGACTCTTCTAAAGAGTGTTGCGGTTTTGTTTTATCGAATGACGAAGTCGTTCTATGTGATAATAAATCAAATAGCCCAGAAAGTCAATTTGTTATAAGTCCAGAAGATTTTTTAAAAAACATAAACAACGGAGCCAGGTTCGTCTTTCATTCTCACCCAAACGGATCGGAAGACTTCTCCCCTGCGGATAAATTTTATCAAGAGCAGTATTCATTACCATTAATAGTTTACTCAATAAAAGGAGATGCCTTTAATTTATTAATGGAGAGCTTTGATATGAAAAAGTATAGCTCAAACGATATGAACTGTCTTAAATTTGTAAAAATATATTTCGAAGAAAAACTCAAAATAAAGTTCGACGAATTTATATCAGACAAAACTAAAGCCTTAGTAGAACTTTCTCCAGAAAACATAGAGTTTAATAGTCTCTCTGACGAGCTAATCTGTAGTTGTATGTCGGAGGCTCATTTTAAAGAAGTTGAGTATTCCACGCTCAAAAATGAAGACGTTGTTTTTTTCAAAAGATTAAACATCATCCACGCCATGATTTATTTTGAAAACTTCTTCTTACATAAAAATAAAAATGGATTTGCTTTATTTGATAAATATTTTCTAGATAATCGAGCTCATGCAAAATGTTACAGATATGCTGGATAAACTAACATCAGAATCCAAACGGATTATAAAAGAGCACTCTTTGGAAGTATTTCCAATAGAAAGCTGCGGCATCGTCATAGATACAGACTCTGGACAAAAGGTATTAAAATCTAAAAACATTTTTAATTCAGAGAAAAAGTTCCTAATTGATAATTCAATATTCGACGAAGTCAAAGAGTATGAAAAAATAATTGTAGTATATCATTCACACACGCGAGACGGATGTGAAAATTTCTCTTCAGAAGATTTAGCTGTGTCGGAAAAAATAAAAATCCCTTTCGTGTTATATAATGTTATTCTAGACGACTTTAAGCTTTATAACCCAACAAACAAAAAACTGCCGCTTATTGGCAGGCCATACTTTCCTCCAGTTTTTACATGCACGAGTTTAGTCGAAGAGTATTACGAGGAGACCCTTGGTTTGACCATAGAATATCTCAAAAAATCTGAGCATATGACATTGTATAATAAGTTGCTATGCTCCCCATGCCTTAGTTTATATAGAGCCTTTACAAAAGCTACGGAAAAAGAGTCCGTCCTAGAAGCTCTCTTAAAGGAATTCGTTCAAGTTAAAGCTCCCAAAATGCACGACTCTTTTTTAAGCAAACTAAAAGATTTCCTCCCAGAATCCCGCATTCATTGCGGAGTATTTAACACCGACAACACGTTCCTGACTGTCCGAAGAAAAGTCTCCGTTTGCGAGCCTATAGATAAAGTTTTAGACGAGAATTCTTTAAGCGTAATTTACTTAAGACACAAATCTCTATTATGAAAGAAGGACTAACGACTATAAAATTTCATGGCAAATTTGGCAAATTTATGGGTAGAGAGTTCAACGTTAAAATCTCTAGCATAAAAGAGGCTTTTCGCGCCGTGGATAGCTTATCTGGTAGAAAATTCACAAAGTTCTTTTTAGAAGATAAAGAGAATCTAAATGCCGACTATAGAGTTCTTGTAAACGGGAAAGAACTGGCAAGTAGCCATTCCAAGATAGATTCCCTAGAGAAGGCCTCTGAATCTGAGCTTTTCATGCAAAATGGAAATTTGAAAACGATCGATGTCATTCCTATGGTTAAAGGATCTGGCGACTTTATGTCTATTTTTATTATTATCGTTGGAGTTATATTGATAGCTACAGGGATTGGCGCAATTGGGGGAGCTGGACTTTTAGGAATGACCGGAGCTCAGACTGCGACGACGTTTATCCTGGCGGGCATTGGACTAGTAGCCGCTGGAGTATCTAATCTTCTAGCAGAGCCTCCTAAATTCGACGACTTTAAAGATCCTGGAGCAAAAAAATCTTTCGGTCAATCTTTTCTTTTCGACGGACCAGAAGGTACAGTGGGTGAAGGCGGACCGGTTCCAGTCGGGTATGGGAGATTAATTGTAGGAGGGGTTTCTATCACGGCAACGTACGAAGTTAAATACAAAGACGGAAGAGTAAGTATTCTCTCTTCATAATATGAAAAAGTTAAATAAATTAATTTCAATTGCAGGAGCAAGAGGAAAGGCTCCGTCCCCTCCGACTCCGCACGAACCTTACGATACTCCAGAGGGAGCGTTATACATAGGATATATCCCAGAGGGAAAAGAGTCTTTATTTTCTCAAGAAGAGCTTGATATGTTTGCTAAGCTAGAAGGGTATTACGTGGGTATTCCTTCTACTGATCCATATATACAAACTCCGCGCGTAAGTATAATTCCCGCAGAGTCATCTAACGACCCTTCCGCAAAGGAGGTCTTCAGAGGGGCGCATGAGCTTGTTAGCGCGAATGATACATATGCGTCGCCCTCCAATTTTCGAACCTTCTCCGATGCAGATGCAGCCTATTATAAATTGGCCGGTCAAGATTCTAGATTAGGAGGAGTTAAAAGAGCTGTATCCGTTACCGAAATTAAGACTCTTGACTTAGTAGGGGAGGGGGAAATAGAGGGCTTATCTTCTGGAGAATATACTTTTGTTCCAAAACCCCTAGGCCAAATAGGGTACGCCTCATCATCTTTCAAGACTAATCAAAGTGTTAATTTAAATAACAAAGAGTATACGTATCTACAATCAGTCTATTATAATCAAACTCCAG